GGTTTAAGTGAAGGTTCGTACTGTTTATCATATTTTAGCCAAAACTTAAATTGCCCACAAAATAACCAATTAAATCAAATTAGTTTAAAGTTTGTTGGTGAGTCTGGAACAATACTACCAACTGAACCAACAGAAACATATAATCAATATATAAATGTGGAAAAACCTGGTGGAGGATATCAAGTATTCAAAATTGAGGATTCAGCATTTAATTATAGTGGAAAAGTGGAATCAATAAAATTCTTTAAATCTAATAGTGATATTAATAACCCTGCAAATTTATTAAACACAAGTTGTAATAGTGGTATTTTTTATAACTTTTCTAATTATTGTAAGATAAATCAAAGTAATTCTGGTAATTACCAAATTGTTGTGACTTACTACCCCGATGGACCAAACAATAAAACAAATAAATTATACCTTACCACTCAAGTAAGTTTAGGATCACAACCACAAAATAGCGTACCCGCGGTTACTAATCCACAACCGGCACCACAACCGGCATCTCAGTCAACACAAGCAACGCAAGCAACACCACCACAAACACAAAGGTCTTATATTACTGATTTCTTTATTGATATGGATATTGACTTTACTTCGGATAACGTTAAAACGTTAGCAACATTAATTAAAATTTACGCAACCAAAAAACAAGAAACACCAACATATAATAAAGGACAATTTAATCAAACAATAAATGATATTTTAAATAACCAACTATCGTTCAAAGAAAAACTACTAAATAAAACGTTCGCGTTTATAAATAAAAATACACCAAAAATAACTGTAGAGACACAAAACCAAATTGATAATTCATCAATTAGTAGTGATCCAACTAAACTTACAACATATAATCTATTAAAAGGGTTTAACGATAAGTGGGTATCTGGTTCTGATTTAAAAACAAGAACGTTGTTTGAAGATTTTTTATTTTTAGATCAAACTAATAGTGATATTGGAGATTCGTTTATTGTTGACGTAAACCAAGTTAAAGATAGAATTGAAAAAAATCCAAAACAAAATATGATGCAAATCGTAAGTTGGATATTGAACGACAACTATTTCCAATTCTTTGCGATGCCAGCGTATATAAATTTTTATGGAATCCAAAAACAAATAGGTGAAAATGTACCAAAACAAGATATTACGATTGGAAATGATTTATTTGGTACACACCTTAATGTTGATTATTTAGAGTCGTCCGCTAAATTTCTTTGTCTTTATATTGGTAACCCATCTGAATGGCCAAAATCTGATAAAAATACAAGCGTTAAATATGGTGACGATGGTTTTGATTTAAGAATAACGGACAACCCTTTAAGGGTATCTGACCCAAATTTAGATATATCAAAAAGTAATAAAGTTGTTGGGTTTGCGGTTGATTTTGGTATACAAAACCAAAACATGTTTAAAGATTTAGACATTGATATGTCAGAGAAAACCAACACCGCCGAAACGTTTAAAATAAATGCTGATTTAGGTAATTCGGTTTCTGGAGATAAAGTGGCTCTACAATCGGATTCCATGTACAGTATCTATAAGTCAAGATCATATACTTGCGGCATTACCTCATTAGGTAACGTTATGATACAACCTACAATGTATTTTGCATTAAGACACGTACCACTTTTCTATGGTCCTTATTTAATTATGGAAGTTACACACTCTGTTAGTGAGACGGATTTTACAACTAAATTTAAAGGTACTAGACAGAGGACATACTCGCTACCAAAAATTGATAGTTTAGTTGCGTCGGTTAATAAAAACGTACTTAAAAATTTTAAAGCAACACAACAAAAAACAACGGCAATACCTGAAACTGATAAGGAAAAAGATTTAGAAATTGATCCTAAACCGACGTTACAGGCAACTGAAATCGCATGTAGTGGATTAACAGCATTCCCATCATTAGGTTATGTTAACGTAAAACCAACACAAATATCTTATAATGATCTTGCGGATTTAGTTAAATCCAAAACTACTTCTAAACTATTACGAGCAATAGTTTATGGTATTGCTCAATCTAGTCCTAATAATATAAAGACTAATGAAATAATACAAACAAATAATACTAATTTGTATTTCATTACAACGGTAAAAAGATATAAAGGGTCTATGGATAGTAAAATAAAAAATCAAACATGTATTAGATTAAACGGAAACCCATTCCCAATTGCTGACTTTTCCACCTTTAGTGAGAGTACTGATTTTGTTTTATCGTATTTTAAAACATTAGAACCCATAATAACGGAATTAAATAAAATAAATGTTAATACCAACATTAACCAAAGTTTTGGAGAATCTATAACTCAATTAGTATATACAACGTGGAATACCGATAAAGCGTTTACAGGGGATAACGGAAATCCATTAACTGCTCAACAAATTAAAGACGTTTCTTTGGCGGATAAAGCTAGTGGTGATTTTCCTTATTATGATGATTATGTTAAAATATTTAAAGAATCATATGAAAAACTTTAGAAAATAAAAAAAACCATAATATTTATATATAAAACTAAAAATATGAGTGTAAAAAAAATACTTGATGATTACTTGAGAAAAGACACAAGAATCACAGAAAAACAAATTGATGCGGATCACAAACAAGTTTGTGATTTAGATACTGGGGATTGTTATACTATTAGAATGAAAGACGGTTTAATTGAAAGATTCGACAATACGTTACAAAAAAATAGAACATTGAGAGTAGAAACACCGGCAGGAGTTAAAACATTATTAAACGGATAAAAAAAATTGTAATGGAAGTAGAAAGAAGAATATTGGAAGAATTAAAAAGATTTGACCAAATCACAAAATATGTTTTGAATGAACAAGATCCGGCAGCCGGAATTCCACCACCACCTGCAGATGCGGGAGCGGTACCACCACCTCCGGGTGGAGAAGATCCTGCGGCAGTACCACCACCTCCGGGTGGAGAAGATCCTGCGGCTGCGGCTGGTGATGTTGCGGGTGGAGCAGCACCAACAGAAGTTCCTGAACCAATTGATGTGGATAAAGATCCTGACGTTGAAGAAGTTGGTGGAGATGAAGATAAAGAAAAAGAAGGTGATGAAGACACTGAAGAAATTGATATAACGGATTTGGTTAGTGCTCAACAAGACATTAAATCAAAACAAGATGAAATAATGGACACGTTATTTTCAAGGTTAGATGATTTACAATCAAAACTTGAAAACATGGATCAAATTATTAACAAAATTGATTCATTAGAAACTAAGTTTGATAAGTATCGTGAAAAAACACCTGAAGAAAGGTTAGAGTTAAGGTCTTTAGATTCTTATCCGTATAATCAAAAACTAACGGACTTTTTTGATGATAAAAAAATGGAGATGGATGCTGCAGGAAAAAACGAATATATCCTAACATCCGATGAGGTTGAAAACTTTTCACCTGGTGAAATTAAAAAAACATTTAATAAATACGAAGAAGACGAAGAGGAAGGTATGTAAAAAATACTTCCGAAACAACCATTTTGGAAATGAAGGGTTCGATTATTCGGACCCTTTTTTTATTTGACATTTTATAAAAATCACTTATAATTGTTATAGATAAAAGAGTTAAAAATTAAAAAACAAATCTATGGCAAATTCAATTGACGCGGTACTCGCACAGTACGAAAAGAACTCAACACCGAGTTCACAAAAACAAAGTATTTCACAAGAAGACAGGTTGAAAAAATACTTTTCAGCAATTCTTCAAAAGAATGAAAAATCAGCACAACGAAGAGTTCGTATCCTACCTACAAAAGATGGTTCATCTCCATTTGTGGAAGTTTGGTATCACGAAATTCAAGTTAACGGACAATGGGTAAAATTGTATGATCCTGAAAAAAACAACAACGAACGTTCACCACTTACAGAAGTTTATAACGAATTAATGGCGACAGGTAAAAAAGAAGACAAAGATTTGGCATCACAATACCGTTCACGTTTATTTTATATCGTTAAAGTTATTGATCGTGACAACGAACAAGACGGAGTTAAATTTTGGAGATTTAAACACAACTACAAACAAGAAGGTGTGTTGGATAAAATCTTACCAATATGGAAAGCGAAAGGTGACCTTACAGATTCTGAAAAAGGACGTGACTTAATCATTGAACTCATCAAAGCAAAAACACCACAAGGAAAAGAATATACTGTAGTTCAAACTATTATGTATGATGATCCTGCTCCGATACATACCGATAAAGGAATTATGGAAGGATGGATGACAGACGAACTTACTTGGAATGATGCTTACTCTAAAAAACCTGTTGAATATTTGGAAGCGGTTGCAGTTGGAGAAACGCCAATGTGGAGTTCTGAACTTAAAAAATATGTTTACGGTGAAGAAGCTGAGATCTCTCTTGGTGGTGGAACTGAAACAAAAGTAGAAAAACCAATCGTTGATCCACAAGCAAACGATGAAGTCGATGAAAACTTACCATTCTAATTTATAATATATGAGTAAAATAACAGAAAAAATGTATGAAGCTCTGACCTTGAGATATAGGTCAGAGATGGCAGAATCCGAGGCGACTCTCCTAATTTATTTTAACAATCCTGTTGGTATTGGTGAACATCCACAACACTTAGAGGAAATGGACCGGTTTGTTGATAAGATGGCAAACGCAAAGGGTAAACTTGAAATGTTGGAAACCATTTATAAGTATAATGTTAAACGAGATGAAAAGTTTGAAGTAACGGAAGACATGCTAAAAATAATTAAAGAACAAGAAAATGGCAATTAAGAAGAAAGTAATATCGTTAGATAGTATTAAAGGTAAGTTTTCGACTAAAACAAAATATAAACCCGAAAGTTTTTATAACTGTGGAGATGCGTTTATGGAAGCGTGTGGATTACCTGGACCTGTGATGGGAGGGATCAATATGTTTTTAGGACACTCTAACACATCAAAAACAACGGCAATGATACTTGCGGCTGCGGACGCACAAAGAAGAGGTCACCTACCTGTTTTAATCATAACTGAGAAAAAATGGAGTTGGGAACATGCTATCGAATTGGGACTACAAGCAGAAAAAAATGAAGACGGTGAATATGACGGTATGTTTATATTTAACGATTCATTTGATGTGATAGAACAAGCGACCGAATTTATTAACGACATATTGGATGCACAAGAAAATGGAGACATCCCTTATAATATTTTATTTCTTTGGGATTCAATCGGATCCATTCCATGTCAGATGACATTTGATGGTAAAGGTGGTGGAATGCATAACGCGAAAGTATTAGCTGATAAAATTGGAATGGGTATCCACTCAAGAATTTCTAAATCAAAAAAAGAAGATTACCCATACTATAATACTTTAGTGATATTAAATCAGCCTTGGGTCTTACTTCCTGATAACCCATTTGGACAACCTGAGATTCAAGCAAAAGGTGGTACGGCAATATGGTTGGCGAGTAGTTTAGTGTTTCTTTTTGGTAATCAGAAAAAAGCAGGAATTAGTCACATAGACGCAACTAAAAACGGTAGAAAAGTATCGTTCGCTATTAGGACTAAGGTATCTATTTTAAAAAATCACGTTAATGGTATTGGTTATAAGGATGGTAAGATCGTTGCGGTACCTCATGGATATATTTCCGACACAAAAGATGCGTTGGATAAATACAAAAAAGAATACTCAGATTATTGGGTTACAAAAATGGGAGACGCAAACTATTCTTTAGATGAGTCTGCAGGATATGATGATGAGACGGTAGATTAGAAAAAAAGTAGTATCAGTAAATAAAATACAAATGATTAAAACCCTATTAATTGACGGGAATAATTTATTAAAAATTGGGTTTCACGGAGTTAAAGGATATTTTAATGGTGTTGAACATGTGGGTGGTATTTGGCATTTCTTAAATACCACTCGCAGATTCATCGAAGAAGGTAATTTTGATAAAGTGATTGTTGCTTGGGACGGAGTAACAAGCACCTCACAAAGGAGGTTATTCTACCCCAACTATAAATTAAATAGAAAGGCACCAACGGATGAGAACTTAGAGTTGTCATTTAACAAACAAAAACTAAGAGTAAAACAATACTTAGAGGAAATGTTTGTTAGACAGATTGAGTTTGAAAATTCAGAAGCGGATGATTTAATTGCTTACTATTGTCAAATATCTAAAGGAGAACAAAAGACTATCTTTAGTGGTGATAGAGACCTAACACAACTTATCTCGGAAGATGTGACCATATACTCACCTAATACCAAAAAGTATTATAAGAATGGAGATAACATCAAACTACACGAAATTGAGATACCTCACTATAATGTAAAAACATTTAAGATAGTTTCTGGTGATAAATCAGATAATATTGATGGTATATATTACTTAGGTGAAAAAACTTTTGTGAAGTTATTTCCTGAGATACTTGAAAGAGAGGTTTCTTTTACCGATATTTTAACAAGAGGTGAAGAACTTCTAAAAGAACAAAAAGAAAATACAGTCCTAAAAAATTTACTGACGGGTAAAACAAAGGGTGGTATATTTGGTGACGAGTTTTTTAAGGTCAATAAAATGATCGTGGATTTATCGGAACCGTTGATTAGTAAAGAAGGAAAAGAATTGGTTGAACTATATTACTCTGAGTCGTTGGATCCTGACGGAAGAGGGTATAAGAATCTAATTCGGATGATGATGGATGATGGATTATTTAAATACCTACCGAAAGGTGACGATCAGTGGGTATATTTTTTAAAACCATTTTTAAAGTTAACAAGAAAAGAAAAAACAAAATTCAAAACAAAAAAGTAAAATTATGAAAGAGCAGAATGATGTAACAAAGGTTGAATTCCTAATGACACTTAATAATAATTTTGTGGTACAAAGGTTTTTTAATGTGAAAGGTTTTAACGAAAAGGCTAAAAATAGCGTTGAGTTAACCGATTATATTAAAGATTTATCTGACTACTTAAAAACAAAATTAAGAAACAAGTGTGTGGTTTATATGTTGGAAAACAGATACCAAATTGAGGAAGACCCAAGCATTTTAGAAACATCAAACACAGACGGACCTGAAACATTTAACATTATTTTAAAGGTAGGTAATGAGACAATTTGTCATAGAATCATTGACGCGAAATTATACCCACCAAAGGTAAGATACACCCTGGATATACGTCCAGACATAAAAAACATTTTAAGAGAATTGACTGACATTTTATCAGACAAAAATTTATCTTTTGAGATGATGAATTATTCGTTGGCGTAATAGTATTTATTAAAACACAGAACAAAAATCTATAAAATATGTCAGACAAAAAGAACTTCGGATACTTAGGAAATACTTTTCAAATACAACTTTTAAATAATATAGTAACATACAAAGATTTCGCTAATTCCATAATTGAAGTTATTGACCCACACTATTTTGATAACCAATATTTTAGAATCATTTGTCAAATGATTAGAGAGTATTATACAAAATATGAACACACTCCGACATTTGATACTCTTGAACAACTAACAAAATCAGAAATTAGTTCACCTATGGCTCAAAAGAGCATTTTAGATACAATAGAACAGGTTAAGAACGTTGCTGACGAAGGATCTGTATTTGTTCAAGAAAAGTCCTTAAAATTCTGTAAACAACAAGAGCTCCAAAAAGTAATGGTAAAAACTCAGTCAATCATTGATAAAGGTGATTTTGAGAGTTACGATAAGTTAGAGGAAATGGTGAGAGGAGCACTACAAGTTGGTGAAGTAGATAAAGGAACTGCAGATGTGTTTTTTAACCTTGATGAGGTATTAAATGATGATTACAGACACCCAATTCCTATTGGGGTCCCCGGTATAGATAATTTATTAAAAGGAGGATTAGCCAAAGGAGAAATTGGTGTTATTTTAGCCCCTACCGGAGTTGGTAAATCAACTTTCACAACCAAAATTGCAAACCACGCATTCAACTTAGGGTATAACGTCCTTCAGATATTTTTTGAAGACAACCCTAAAATCATTCAAAGAAAACACATAACACTTTGGACTGGAATACACCCTGACGATTTAACTGAAAGAAGAGTAGAGGTAATGGAAAAAGTTAAACAAATTCAATCAACAAGAAAAAATAAGTTGATTATGAAAAAGTTGTCTTCCGATACCGTAACTATGAATCAGATTAAAAATCAAGTTAGAAAAATGATTGCTGAAGGGACAAAAATTGATATGGTAATTTTAGATTATATTGATTGTGTCGTACCAGACAAAAATTTGGGTGACGAATGGAAAAGTGAAGGTTCAGTTATGAGAGGATTTGAGGCGATGTGTCACGAATTAGACATCGCCGGATGGACAGCAACACAAGGGAATAGAAGCTCAATATCATCAGAGGTTGTAACAACAGATCAAATGGGTGGATCAATTAAAAAAGCACAAGTTGGTCACGTAATTATTACGGTGGCTAAGAGTCTACAACAAAAAGAGATGAATTTAGCAACCATCGCAATCACCAAATCAAGAATTGGTAAAGATGGTGTTATCTTTGAAAACTGTAAATTTGATAACGGTATGTTAGAAATCGACACTGAACAAAGTGTTACGTTTCTTGGACACGAGGAACAAAAAGAAGAAAGAAACCGTAGTCGAATCAAAGAACTTTTAGAAAAGAAAAAACAAAAAGAACAACAAGAATCTTAAAATAAATTATTAAATTAAATTAAAATGGATATTTCGCAAAAAATATTAAGTGACATTACTGTCTTTATGAAATACGCTAAGTTTCAACCCGAAAAGAATCGGAGAGAGACTTGGGAAGAGTTGGTAACTCGTAACAAAGAGATGCACCAACGTAAGTACCCCCACATTAAAGATGAGATAGAGGAGGTATATAAAATGGTATACGACAAGAAAGTATTACCATCAATGAGATCATTACAATTTGGAGGTAAACCAATTGAGATTTCACCAAACAGAGTTTACAACTGCGCATATATGCCAATTGACCACGTTGACTCATTCTCTGAAACAATGTTTTTACTTTTAGGTGGAACAGGTGTTGGATACTCAGTTCAAAAACATCACGTTGAAAAATTACCTGATGTTAAAAAACCAAATCCTGATAGAACAAGAAGATACCTAATTGGTGATTCTATTGAAGGATGGGCAGATGCCATTAAAGTATTGATGGAATCATATTTAGGTTACAAATCGTCAACACCTGTATTTGACTTTTCAGATATCAGACAAAAAGGTGCGATGCTTGTAACATCAGGAGGAAAGGCACCAGGACCTCAACCATTAAAAGATTGTATTCACCACATAACAAAAGTGTTGGATAACAAAAAAGATGGTGAAAAATTAACACCGATCGAAACTCACGATATTGTATGTCATATTGCAGATGCAGTACTTGCAGGTGGTATTAGAAGAGCAGCACTTATCTCATTATTCTCGGCTGATGATGAAGAAATGATTTCTTGTAAATCAGGAAGTTGGTGGGAACAAAACGCACAAAGAGGTAGAGCAAATAACTCAGCAGTACTTCTTCGTCACAAAATTACAAAAGAATTCTTTATGGATTTATGGAAACGTATTGAGTTATCAGGAGCAGGAGAACCAGGAATCTACTTATCTAACGATAAAGATTGGGGAACTAATCCATGTTGTGAAATCGCACTACGACCTTTTCAATTCTGTAACTTATGTGAAGTAAATGCGTCTGATATTGAATCACAAGAGGACTTCGATAAAAGAGTTAGAGCGGCGGCGTTCATTGGAACATTACAAGCCGGATACACTGACTTTCATTACCTAAGAGATATTTGGAAAAGAACGACTGAAAAAGATGCACTTATTGGTGTTGGGATGACAGGTATTGGTTCAGGGGTTGTTTTAGGGTATGATATGAAAAAAGCCGCTAAGGCGGTTAAAGAAGAAAACGAAAGAGTTGCAACACTTATTGGGATTAATAAATCAGCAAGAACGACAACTGTTAAGCCATCAGGTACCTCATCATTGGTATTGGGGACATCATCAGGTATTCACGCTTGGCATAATGACTTCTATTTAAGAAGAATCCGTGTAGGTAAAAACGAATCAATCTATTCTTATTTAGCGATTAATCACCCTGAGTTGATTGAAGATGAGTTTTTCCGTCCTCACGATACTGCAGTTATTGGTATACCACAAAAAGCACCCGAAGGAGCAATTATAAGACACGAGTCTGTATTCCAAATGTTAGAAAGAGTTAAAAAAGTATCTCAAGAATGGATTAAACCTGGACATAGAAACGGACAAAATTCTCACAACGTATCTGCAACCGTTTCAATTAAAGAAGATGAGTGGGACTTGGTAGGTGAATGGATGTGGAATAACAGAGATTTTTATAATGGACTTTCTGTATTACCATACAACGGAGGTTCGTATACCCAGGCCCCGTTTTCCGATTGTACAAAAGAAGAATACGAAAACTTAGTAAAAACATTAACTAATATTGATCTTACTAAAGTAATTGAGTTACAAGATAACACCGACCTACGAGGAGAATTGGCTTGTGCGAACGGATCTTGCGAGATAATTTAACATTAGAAAAGTAAGGAATTTATTAAAAGTTCCTTACTTTTTTTATTTCACAATATATTTATATATAATAACAAATACTTGTGAAATATGAAAAAAATTGAAATGATTGGTAAAGTTTTTGGAAAACTTAAAGTAGTTGAAGAACTAAAAAAGAATAAAAATGGACACATAAGATATGGATGTGAATGTGAATGTGGTAATATAACAGAAGTTTTTGGGACTCACCTACGTAGCGGTAGTATAATTTCTTGTGGTTGTAAAAATAGAATAAATAAAGAGGGAGGTATTAATGGTGATTTATGGTATAACATAACTAATTATAAAACATCTAAAAGAGCAAACAGAAGAAATTTAGATTTTAATTTAACCAAAGAATATATTTATGACTTATTTAAAAAACAAAGTGGTAAATGTAATTTATCTGGAATTAATATCAAATTACCTATTAGTTGGAATGATAAATCATATACTGCATCATTAGATAGAATAGATAGTAAAAATGGTTATGTTATTGGAAATGTACAATGGGTTCATAAACACATAAATGTAATGAAAAATATTTTCAATCAAGATATGTTTATTTTTCTATGTAATCAAGTAACAAAAAATAACAAATTAGTTGATTTTGATATTAAAAAAATTGATGAATTTAAATGGGGTTTAAATACAAAATATTATGAAAGCACAATGGGGAAATAATATAACGCTAACATACCAAGTATTGTTGGCGTTTTATAATCAAAGAAAAACTAACTAAAATGAATGTAGGAGCATCTAAAGATTGGATACAACAACAATACGTTAGAGAGTTTGGGCCAAAACTACAATCAAACGAGTACTATTACGATAAAGAAGGTAGAATGGTTATGACTGAAGAATATCATACACGTAGAGGTAGTTGTTGTGGTAACGGATGTTTAAAATGTCCGTACGAACCCATACACGAAAAAGGAAATAAAGTTTTACAAGAATCCCGACATTAAGTTGGGATTTTTTTTTACAGTATATTTATATATAAAATATTATAATGAGAAAAATTATTAAACTCACAGAGGATGATTTAACAACAATTATTAAAAGAGTCTTAAAAGAAGGTCCTTTTGAAGAAATAGGGAGGTTAGGGTCTGAAGCCGCTAAGAAAATCGCTGACCAACTAACTAAAAGTGTACAACAAAAAAAAGACGGTCCAATTAATACCAGTAAATCAACATACGATAAAAGTACTGACGTAATCAATAAAGACTTACCTGAGTTTACAATAACAGCAAAAAAACCACAAACAGTAAGTGGAGGATCATATATATTAGACATGAATAACCCCAACTCAAAAGATATTACAGTAATATGGGGAGGGATGCCAAGTTCACAATACGGAGCTAAATTTATGAAAAAAGAAGGTAAGGGACTTTTTACTAATAAAAATGTTATATATAGTAATTACGAAAATTCTCTTAGCACATTAAAAGGTATCCTTAAAAATAATGGTGTTAAAGATTTTAGAATTAAATCTGTTAGTGGATTCTCAAGAGGAGGAATCAATGTGTGGGGAGAACTTAAAGGTGGATATGACTTTGTGGGGTTAATTGACCCATCAACACCAACACTATATAAAAGTTTACCTAACAACGCTAAAATGATATCTAGATGGGAAAATTGGGGTTGTTGTCCGTCGTATAGAGCTTATCTTAAACAAATGGAAAAAAGCGGATTATCAAAAAGAATTGAAGCATCATATTATAACCATTTAGAAATGCCAAAAATATTTTTTCAAAAATATTCTAGTTCAATGTAACTCTTTATTCAAAATTGACTTCCTCTATATTTATTTTATATGGCAGACGGAATTACTTATGGTATAAATTTTCCCTTTAGACAAAGTGAAAAAGGTTTTTATTTGTCTATTTCTGAAGAATCTTCAGAAGAGATAAGAAGTAACCTATTACATTTAATATTAACAAAAAAAGGGACTAGATATTATTTACCTGATTTTGGTACAAGAATCTATGAATTTATTTTTGAACCATTAGATGGTGAGACGTTCGATAGTATTAGATCCGACATTGAGCAACAGGTTGCAAAATACATACCTAACCTAACTATAAATAATATCACCATTGAACCATATTTAGAAAGCGATGAGGCTCCCGGTGATTTAAATTATGAACTTTTAGGTCAGGCTAGTATATATAGAATACCCGGACAAAACACTGGTGAATACACCGCTAAACTTAAAATAGACTACACTGACGAAGCTAAGGCTTTTGGAAGTCGAGAGTTCGTTATAATTAATTTATAAAATGGCAAATAATAGGATAAACTATACGGAGAGAGATTTTGAGGGGTTAAGACAAGACCTTATTAATTACACAAAACAGTATTATCCGGAACTGATACAGAATTTTAATGACGCATCAGTTTATTCTGTATTAATGGATTTAAATGCGGCAATTGCTGACAACTTACATTTCCACATAGATAGGAGTATACAAGAAACTGTATTACAATATGCACAACAAAGATCATCGATTTATAATATAGCAAGAACATATGGTTTAAAAATCCCCGGATATAGACCATCGGTTGCTCTTGTTGACGTGTCAATCACGGTACCACCATTAGGGGATTCGGAAGATACAAGATATTTAGGAATTTTAAGGGCAGGAGCACAAATCAATGGGGGAGGTACGACGTTTGAAACCGTATATGATATTGACTTCTCAACACAATACAACCAAGAAGGGTTTGTTAACAGAACTAAAATACCAACGTTTGATGCCAATAACAAAATCATAAATTATGTTATCACAAAAAGAGAAGTGGTTGTTAATGGATTTACTAAGGTGTTTAAAAAAGTTATTAACCCTGTAGATGCGGTTCCATTCTTTAACTTATTTTTACCTGAAAGGAATGTTTTAGGTGTTGCTACAGTAATACAAAAAGATGGAACATCATATCCTGGTACCCCCACGTTTCAAGATTTTTTAAATGCGACAGATAATAAGTGGTATGAGGTTGATGCCTTGGCTGAGGACACTATCTTCATTGAAGATCAAACAAAACCGGTGGATAATGCGGGTGTTAAGGTAGGTAGGTATTTAAAAACAGATCAAAGATTTATAACTGAATACACACCTGAAGGGTTTATGAAGGTACAGTTTGGTGGAGGAACGACAACACCAAACGAACAATTAAAAAACTTTACTAACACTGGAGTTCCATTAGATATAAACAACTATCAAAATAACATTGGATTGGGGTTAACTGTTAGACCTAACACTACAATATTTATACAGTATCGAGTTGGTGGAGGTTTAGCGACAAATGTGGGGGTTGGTGTTATAAACCAAATTGGGTCTGTAGAATTGTCGGTTACAGGACCATCAGATTCAATAAATAGAAATGTTGTTCAGTCACTCACTTGTAATAATGTTACTGCAGCAATTGGAGGAGCAAACCCACCATCTACCGAAGAAGTTAGAAATATGGTTTCATTTAATTTTTCGTCACAAAAAAGGGCGGTAACAATAAACGATTATAAATCTATTATTGATACAATGCCTGGTAGGTTTGGTGCACCAGCTAAAGTTTCTATAACAGAAAAGAATAATAAAATTAACGTACAAATACTATCTTACGACACAATAGGTAAACTAACACAGGTTGTTTCAAACAACTTAAAAACAAATTTAGCAACCTACCTATCAAAATATAGAATGATAAACGACTACGTTGCTCTTGACGTTGCTAAGGTTGTGGATTTGGAGTTTGAGATATTTGTTGTTTTAGATTCCTCACAGAATCAAGGACAGACAGTTACGCAAATAATTGATCAAGTATCAAACTATATGAATCCAAAAAATCGAGAACTTGGTCAAAATGTGAACGTATCGGACGTTAGACGATTAATCCAAAATAGTGCGGGGGTGATATCACTATCCGAACTTAAAGTTTATAACAAGGTTGGGGGACAATACTCATCGTCTCAAACGTCCCAAAGATTTATTGATACGGCAACCAAACAAATTGAATTAATAGACGACACAGTATTTGCTGAGCCGGATCAAATATACCAAATAAGATTCGACAATAAAGACATTAAAGTAAGGGTTAAAAACCTTAAATCGGTAGACTTCTCATAAGAATGTTTATTTTGTTTTTATCTAACCTACCTTTAAAAATACATACATAACTATTTATTTTTAAAAGAAAAGATGACCAAAAGCTATAGGTTAAGAACTGAAATTGGTACCGATAAAAATATCAGAATAAATATAAACCAAGACTTTGATTTTTTAGAGATACTTTCTTTAAAATTAAGACAGGGTGATGTTTATACTCGATTTTGTGCAGACTACGGTGTAGTTGCCGGTAGAGTAATCGTTAATGGGGGTTACGGAGTACCAAACGCTAGCGTTTCTATTTTTATACCATTAGATCAGATTGACGAAACCGATCCCGTTATTTCCTCATTATATCCATATAAAAAACCCGCAGATAAAAACGAGGACGGGTATAGGTATAATTTATTACCATACAAACAAACATTCGGAGGACACACACCGACAGGGACATTTCCCGAAAAAGACGATGTATTAACTAGGTCTGAGGTTTTGGAGGTGTATGAAAAATACTATAAGTACACAACAAAGACTAACGATAGTGGTGATTTTATGATTATTGGTGTACCTTTAGGTGTACAAACAATAGTTATGGATCTCGATTTATCCGATATGGGGTGTTTTTCGTTAAGACCAAAAGACTTAATACGGGTGGGTCTTGGTGCTGAAGAACAATTTAACGGTGAAAAATTTAAATCATCTGAGGATTTATCTTCACTACCACAAATTGTGAATTTTGTAAGAAACATAGACGTAACACCATTTTGGGGTGAAGAAGATTTATGTAATATTGGAATAACAAGAACTGACTTTGACCTTAGAGATTTAGGTGTTGAAGTTAAACCACAAGCAATTTTTATGGGATCTTTGTTTTCAACATCTAACGAAGATTTTTTAAGAAGTAATTGTAAACCAAAAAAAGATGTTGGTAACCTTTGTAATTTAGAAAC